GGCGTCCTCCACGTCTTCGTCCCACTCGGGCTCGGTGTCGCGGGTGATCTCGATCAGGTTCGCGATCACCACGCTGATGACCTGGTCCGTGTCGATGGCGTGGATGTTGCCCTTCTCGACGGTGAACCGGATGTCGGTCCCGTTGGCGTCCGGCACCGACATGCCGGCCAACGGCACGCCGTCGCTGTCGCCGACCGCCGCGAACAGCTCCGCATCCAGCTCGCGACGGGCCATGGCGGCGGCCGAGCTGAACGCGTTGGCGTATTCGCTGAACGCGTCGAACGCGCCCCCCAGCTTGCGCACCAGCGCCCAGGTGTCCTCGGGCTGGTGTACGTCGCCACGGGCGGCGCGTTCGGCCGTTACGTGCTCGCTCAGCTCCCGGCGCAGCGTCTCCTTCAGGTCCGCTGGCGCCGGGAGCCGCGACGGTTCCGCGAACGGAACCAGCTCGTCGGTCATTCGCTCCGCTGCTCCTGGTACTCGCGGAACGTGTCCAGCATGCCCTTCAGCACCAGGTACATCCCCCATTCCTCGCGCACGTCGGGGTCCTCGGTGATCAGCGTGGACATCAACACTTCGGCGTCCAGCACGTACACCGGCACCTTCGCGTACTCGTCGGTGTTCATGATGGCGTTGGCCGCGTTGATCCCGCACCGGTACGCGGGGTGGTCGGTGTCGATGACCCGACGCGTCGCCGGGTCCTCCTTCAGACGGCTCACTTGCCGCACTCCTCTACGTGTTGGGCGATCAGGACTTGAAGCAGGTCGCGCACGGTGCGCTTGCCCTGCTCGATGTCGGCCGGTCGGTCGCGGACCTGGGCACCCTCGGTCAGCGTGTGCTTGCACGACAGCTTCACCGATCCGGTCAGCCGGACCCGACCCCCCGACAGGGATCGGGTCGTCCACCTCACTTCAGCCATGCGGTACCTCCTCAGTTGTCGATCAGTTGGTTGGACACCGTGTTCCACAGGGATGCCGGCACCTCGATGAGGACTTCCGCCGGCTGCTCGTCCACGGCGATGCGCTTGCCACATGCGACGCAGCATTCGACGAACCGCACGTATTCGCCCTGGTGGCGGACGTACAGGTTCAGCTCGATGAAGGCGTCGATGTCGCTGCATTCGGGGCACGGGAAGCCGCTGTCGACGGTCGCGTCCTTGACCTGGTGGACCGTGTACAGGGTGGTGATGGTGGACATCAGGGCCTCCGGTGGTTGTCGTTCCCGATGTCCACCACCTTACCCCCCTACGTGGGGGGTGTCAACTGCTACTTGACCAGCGGAAACTGCAACACCAACACGGCCATCACAACCACCGCCAACCGCCGCCACGTGGGCGTGCGGCGGCGGCGATGCCGTGGCCGAACCGGTAACGGAACTCGCTTCCCGCGCAGGGCGTGGCGTGCCATGCGCTCCTCCAATCAGAACGGCGGCGGGTTGTCCCCGGCCCAGGCATCCACGTTGTCCGCACGCGGCGGCAACCCACTGCCGTCCGGGCGGTTCGCGCCGTACGACTCCCGGCGCGCGTCGTCGCTACCTGACCGTTCCGGACGGTTGACCTTCGCCGTGGCGTACCGCAGCGAGGGGCCGATCTCGTCAACCTCCAGCTCCACGACGGTCCGCTTCTCGCCCTCGCGGGTCTCGAACGACCGCTGCTTCAGTCGGCCGCTGACGATCACACGCGCGCCCCGCGTCAACGACTCGGCCACGTTCTCCGCCGCCTGCCGCCACACGTTGCACCGCAGGAACAGCGCCTCCCCGTCCTTCCACTCGTTGGACGCCTTGTCGAACGAGCGCGGCGTGGACGCCACCGTGAAATTCGCGACCGCCTGCCCGCCTGCCGTGAAGCGCAACTCCGGATCGGCCGTCAGGTTTCCGATAACCGTGATTACCGTATCGCCAGCCATCAGCGATTCTCCTCGATGTCGCAGCTGGCACAGAGGTACTGGAACCGTGGATGATTCACGCCGCCCGCTTCATTAAAGCGCTGCCTCAGGATGCGCTCCGCGACAACGTCCGAAGTTGCCTCCGGGTTCTCCTTGAAATTGACGGACGCGATTGTTTCCGCACAGCTACCGCAATGTACGGTAATGCTGCCAAACGTACGAGTAATTGGGTTATCCATACTTCCTCCTCAGAAATCGTGAATGCAATGCGGACAAAAGGCTGTAACAGTGCTCGTTCGGCGGCCACGAGTACGGCCACGGCGGGCCGTCGTCGGTCGGTTCGCTTCCGGTCACCGGTCACGCTCCCGGGCCTTGATCTCGGCAGCCCTGCGCTCGGCGGCACGTCGGTCGTAACCCACATCAACCCACCCGCGCTGCGGATCCCACACGCAGTAGATCCATCCGTCCTTGCCGGTCGTGCCGGACAACGCCCCGGGCTGCGGATCGCTCACTGGCCACGCCCCTGGGGTCCGGTGTAGCTCACGCCGACGGACCGACTGACCGACTGCAACGCGGACAACGTGGACCGCAACGTGTGCGTGATGGAACGCATCGCGTCCCGGGCGGCGACGGCGTCACGCCACGCGCGGTACTCCCGCTCGGACGCCAACACAGCCTCGGCCTTGCGCTGGTCCGCCGCGCCCGCGTTCGACTCGGCCACGGACCGGGCGTACGCCAACTCGTAGGTGACCTTGAACTGGTCGGCCGCCGCGATCAGGTTCGCCTCGTGCTCCAACCCCAACTCCAGCCGACGGTTCGCGTCCAACATGGCCCGCTCGACCTCGGCTGGCCCGTACGGCACGGTCGGGTTGATCACCGGCACCGACGGCGTCAGGTCCGGTGCGCCGTGGCGCACGGCGATGCCACGGCCGGCGGCCTCCACCGCGTCCGCCTCGGACAGGATGTCCGTCGGCGCGGACGGCGGGCCGACGTCCGCGCCGTCCAGGATCTCCGCGAAGCACGTCTGGCACCCGTAGCACGGCTCCCCGTTGGCGTGCGTGAACGGCGCAGGCGGCACGTCGTCGCCCGAGACCAGAGGCGGCTCCTCGTTGGGTGACGTCGTACCGAACGCGCGTTGCTGTCCCGGCGGCAGGTCCATGAAGTCCGTCAGTGTGTCCAGCCGCACCCCGCACCCGCACACCGGCAACCCGTCCGCCAACGTCCCGCCCTGGCACAGGTGCCCCTTCCGGGCCTTCATGTCGCCCAGGACGACGTCGTCCACGCTCATGCCAGCGTCCGTCCCACAGCCACCAGGTGATGCTTCAGCGCCATCTCCTGGCCGTTCACCGTCACCGACACCTCGTACAGGTCTAGCTGGCGCGCGGCTTCGCTGATCGCGGACCACTGCGCCAGGGTCAGACCTGAGGTGCTGACCTTGTCGGCGGCGGCCTGGGCCTTCTGCGCCGGCGTGCGGTTGTCCGGCGGCGGTCCCTGGTCGTGCGGGTCGCTGGCATCGGGCGGGCCATCGTTCGGGAACCCCGGCCCGTCGCTGTGCTTGACGAACGTCTGACCCGCGACCGTCACCCGGTCGCCCACGGCATACTCCCGCTCGACACGTTGGGCGGCGGCCACGTCCCGCTGAGTCGGGTGCGGCTCGCGCCGTGCCGGCTGGTTGGTCTCGCCGGGGCGGGTGGCGTCCGGGTCCTCGATGTCTTCGGCGGCCAGCATGAACGCCTGGACCAGCGCCGTCTTCAACGCCATGGTCATGGCCTTGCCGGTGGCCTTGTCGCTGGTGTCGATGGATTCGCCCACGGACATGAACTCCAGCTCGGACCCGTCGACCAGGGATGTGAAGTGGTACTGCACGGTGACCTGGACGCGGGTCTTGCGCTTGTCTTCGAAGTCCCGCTCGTTGGTCACGTTCTTGATGGCCGACTGGAGGAAGACGCCGTGGGTCCGGCACGCGGTACCCAACTCCCGCTTCAGGTCGTCGTACCGCTGGTACCGGTAGTTGCCGGCTCGTGACGCCGGGTCCATCTGGCCATGCTTGCCAACGCCTTGGACGTCGTTCATCACGCCCCGGATCGCGGCCAGGATCGCGGGTGGTCCGTCGTTGGCCGCGCCCCGCGTGGGCACGGCGTGCTCAGTGGCAGCCCACTGAGCCTCGATCTCCTCCAGGCGCTGATACACGTTGACGCTGATGCGGTTGACCGCTTCGGCCAGTTGCGCCCACGACTTCTCGGCGGTCTCTGCCCGGTCGCTCAGGGTGTCCAGTGCATCCGACATGGCGTGCTGGTTGGCTGCCGCGTCGGCCTCCGCCGCGTCCAGGCGATTGCGCAACGCCACAAACTGGGTGCCCACCGACTCGTTCAGGGTGACGAACAGGTGGTTGCTCTCGGACAGCTCCAGGCGCATCGCCTTGACCTCGCCCAGCAACCCGGCCAGGCCGGCGTTGTGCGCGTTGTCCCACGTCTCCTCGGCGGCTGCGGTCTCCTCGGCGGTCAGCTCCTCGACGGAAACCCGGTCTTCGCGGGGCGGGGCGGGCGTGTCGGCCTGAGCCTCGTCGGCCGGCGGGCTGGTGGTGCGCTTGCGTGGTGGCATGTGGGTGGTGCTCCTCCTCTGTGGTGGTTACTTGAACTGGCCGGTGCGTGCGTACTGCTCCAGGCCGTCCTCGATCACGGCCGTCACCGACGTCCCCGCTGAATGCAGCCGGTCGCGTGCCCGGTCGTAGGACCGCACCGGCGCGCGGAACCGCAACCGTTTGCGGGGTGGCTGGCCCAGCACACGTGCAGCCGGGTGACCCACGTGAGCGGTCGCCTTCACCGCCGCCGCCCGGTCGTACAGGATCTCCCGCGCGACCGCACGGAGCTGTTGAGCTTGGGACTGCGCCCGCAACAGCGCGGCGTTGTACACCGATTCGCGAATCATGACCTCGACGGTTGCCTTGTTCGGGTCGGGGGTCTTTCGTGTCATCGTCACCTCCTCGTTCGTCAGGTACAGTGTACCCCATCATGGGGGGTTCCGACCCCCCCATCCCACAACTCTGAGGAGGACAAACTCATGATCGAGATCGTCATGCGCCACCCGAACGGCGGCGCGATGGGGCACATCTTCCGCCATCCGGAAGCCGACAGCTTCACCGTGGCAACAGACGGCGACGTCTGCGTGAAGCGGAACGGCGAAACCATCGCCGTGTACGTCAACCGCACGGGCGACCGCATCACCCGGGCGCGCATCGTCGAACCAGGCGACGCCGAATGACGCCACGTCCCGACTGGGCGGGCATCCGGGCGACCCTATGGGAACGGTCCGGCGGCCGATGCGAAGCCACCGGCGTGCCATTGGACCCGGACACGTTCGACGTGCACCACCGCGTGAACAAGGGCATGGGCGGCACCCGCCGGCCGTGGCGCGACGACGTGACGAACCTGCTGGCGTTGGACCCGATCGCGCACAACGGTGGCCCGGGGTCCGTCCACGCCAACCGGCCCCGGTCCGAGGCGCGCGGGTACCTGTTGCCGAAACTGCTCACGTACCCGCCGATCGTCATGCCGATCTGGTTGCACGGGGTGCGATGGGTGTTCCTGACCGGCGACGGACGATACGACGAGAGGCTGACCGATGAGCATGGCTTACGCGTGTGACCGGTGCGATTCGTGGCACCGGGTTGAACACGTCCGGTCGGGGTGGTTGAACGTCATCGAGCGAGGCGAGGACCGCGACCGCGACTACCAGTTCTGTTCGGTGGATTGCCTGCTGCTGTTCTTCGGGGCGCGTTCGCCCGGAGAAGAAGCCCCTGGTAAATAGGGGGTTGACACCCCCATCATGGGGGGTGTAGTCTTTGTCTTGTCAGGGGCGGCCACGCCCACCCGGTCGGTAACGCGGACCGGGCACACCAGCCAGGCCGGTGACGCGGGCCTGGGCCGGCGGGGCTTCCCCTGACATCACCGGAACGACCGACCACGGGAGACCCGACATGAGCGACACGACTCGCCTCGACTACGCCGCGCTGATCAACGCCACGCCCGTCGTGAACGTGTTCACCGAAGAGGTCGGCCAGATCACGGCGGCGGCCAACGGCTGCGTCGAGATCACGCTGACCGAAGGCCCCGACAAGGGGGTCGAGCTGACCATGACGCCCGGCGAGGCGATTTCCTGCTGGCGCAAGGTCAACTAGATCAGAGCTAGGCCGAAACGCCCACACGGGCGTCCGGGGGATCGAGACCCCGCTGAGGATTGGCCTCGGAAACAACACGGGAACGACCATAGGGAGACCCCGCCATGTCCAACAAGCGCTACAACCGGTACGCCAACCTGTCCAACGAGGCGCTGCTCAAGCTGGGCGCGAACGTCCGCAACACGCGACGGCGCGGCCAGATCAACACCGCCTTGTCGCGCCGGGGCGGCGACGCCTGATGTTCCACCCAACCGTCACGGATGTGGCCTTGATCATCCTGGGGCCATCGATCCCGCTGCTGGTGTCGTGGTTCGTCAACGCCTTGTTCCAGCACGAAGCCGACAAGCGTCGACACGAGGAGCAGATGGCTGCGTACCGCGCGGAGCAGTGGCTGGCCGACTGGGCGTTCTGGTCCCGCCGTGCCAACAGTGGCCAACCCAACGCCACGGTGGTGGCCCGCCAGATGCAAGGCTTCCTGGCAACCACCCGACCCGAGGACGCCTGACTGCACGGCCGGCGGACGGTGCGACACGCGCTGTCCGCCGGCCGTGCAGGCGTCCTCACGAGAGGAGACAACTTGGCCAATAAGGGCATATGCGGCCACTGCGGTACCCGTCAGGATCTGGACACGGACGGCAACATCGTCTACCACAAGAAGATGATCCTGAATCGGCACGGCGGTACGCGCGTGAAGTGTTCCGGCACCGGCACCAAGCCGCTGAAGTAGGGAGGCACCATGACCGACCGGTACCGCATCCAGAAGCGCAAGCGCACGGGCCTGCGGGACCCTGGCCCCGACAACGAGTGGGAGTGGCAGGTCATTGACACCACGACCGGCCAGGCCGTCGACAACGGCAAGGCTCACGCCAGTCAAGCGGTGGCGAACGTGCGCCGCAGAGCGCTGGAGGACAAGGAGCTGAACCGCCAGGCGGCGGCACTCCGCGAGCAGAAGCGCAAGAACAAGTAGAGGAGGTCACGTGCCCAAATCACAGGTCCGTTGTCCCGAGTGTGCGTGGTGGATCCCGTCGGATCCGGGTGCCGGCAAGGTCCCCGGGCACCGTCGACGCAACGAGCCGAACGAGCTGGTGTGTCGCGGCGGCGGTCGCGACGTGACCGAGCATCGCGGTCCGGGCTGGTAGTAACACCTGGTCAGAGCAGGGTTGACACCCCCCATGCGGGGGTGTTATCCTTGTTCCATCAACGGAACGACCGACACACCGGGAGACCCGAAATGACCAAGATGGAAACGCTGCGAATGGCCGGCATCCAGGGCACCGTGGCGCGGTGGCTGAACGCGGACGCTGACCACATGCTGGTCGCCGGCGCCACCCGCGACGGCATCGCGTTCACGATCAACGGCCTGGCCGCGCTGGGTCGTTCGCCCCGCTGGAAGCTGGCCATCACCCGCTGGGCCGACATGGTCACCGACGACCAGAGCGACCTGCGCTGGGCGCTGCTCCAGGGGTCCGTCGGTGCCACGCACGCAGCCTGAGAAGGAGAACGCCATGCCCCCCCGCCCCCACCATCACGATCAACGGCGTGACCAGCCGCCCCGGACGCCCCGTCACCATGGTGTCGCTGGAATGCGGGTGCTTCCCCATCGTCGACGGCCACCACATCCAGCCCGGTGACGAGTACGCCTGCGGTCGGCCGACCACGGTCGCCAACACCTTCCAGACCTGGGTCTTCTGACTCAGAACATGACGAACCCCCCGGGCATGTGGTCCGGGGGGTTCGTCGTGAGGAGGAGCACCTGGCACGCCACGAGCCGGGATCTCTGCCGCTGATGCTACACGTGGCCGCCCGTGCTGCGGGTGATTGGCGGCACGTTCGGCGCGGCAACCAGCGGGACCGGAGCAACCACCTGAGTCCGCATCCAGTACGCCGTCACCACCGCCAGCAACGCGAACACGCCGGCCTGCACGTTGGCGGGCACATCTACGCCCAACCCGGCAATCAATGCCAGCACCGCCTTCGCGAGCCCTTCCAGGAGCGGAAGCGCCTTCTCTGCGGACACCAGGAACGCGGCCACGACGCCGCCCAACGCGACCACTACGGCCGTCACCAGGCCCTGCACGGTCGGGCTCAGGTTGAAGAACAACGTCAACGCCAACACCAGCGCGACCACCGTCTGTACGGTGAACACCGGGTCACGACCGACCACACGGTTCATCGGGTCCTCCTCATTTGATCAAGTCCGCGCACGCGTCACGCGGCGCGTCGGGCAACGGGTGCTGGGCCTGGGTGCGCTTGGCCTTGTCCCGGGCCTCACGGTAGTCCTTGATGGCCTTCTGCACGCGGTCACGGCCGACGGGCGGCGCGTCGGTGAACGCCATGTCGATGGCGGCCATGACCGCGTCAACGGCCTCGCTGGCTTCACTGTTGGCGGCAGCCCGCGCGTTGAACGCGTCCGCCAGCGCGTTGCTGTAGCCCGTGACGCACGCGGTCAGCCGGTCGTCGCGTGCTTCGGCCTCGGACGTCTGGTGTGTGACCACCACGCCCAGGACGGCCGTGCCAACACCCACCAGCGCCAGCAACACAGAGATGATCCGCACGGCCGTGTGCCTCTCGCGCGGCGCGGGTGCCGGCTCGGGGGCGGGGGGCTCGGTTCGGGTCGATGGGTCGTCGGCCATGCTCTCCTCGATTCGCATCGCGGCCCTGGTCACGTGGTCGAACATCCACCCCAACATGAACCCCAACACCAGGCAACCCACGTTGGAACCGGCCAGGGTAATCAGCAGGATCGACGTGCTCACGACGCATCATCTCCTGGGCCATCGTCCTTGTTGCCGTTGTTGCGTGCACGGCCAACATTGATACCGAATCCGGCACCAATGACCGTAGCCAGCAGCCCCGTCACCACCAGCAGTGGACCACTGTTGGCGGGGTCCCGCAACGCCGCGAGCACCGTGGCCAACCATCCCACCGCCACCACGACAGCCAGGAACACCAGCACTGGCCGGGGCAGTAAGGGGTCTCGGCGGTTCACCTCGGGTACCTCCAGCTTGACGGGCTATACCATCCAACGGTAAGCGGTCATACCAGTTACCCGTTCGGACTCATGTGTTCAGGGAATACCGCAGTTGGAAGGTGGAATCCATTACAACCTCCGGGCTGCGGACCCACACGTTCGGGTCACCCCACGACCCGCCATTCACCATCCAGTCGCCCACGTTCAGGACGTAGCCCTTCACGTTCAGCGTATTGCTGTCCGGATCGTACTGGAACGGCGGCGGCGGGGTCCACGTTTGCCACGGAGGCGGCGGTGCATCCTGAGGCCACCACGTCTCGAAGAATGTCTGGCAATCCTCGACATTATCCCCAGTCCACTGGATCGCCTCGAACGTGGGGACTGTCTCCGTATAGGACATCGGCTCTCCTAAGATGGGTTTTGGTCGGAAAACGTCCGGCATAGATACGGGCGCGGTGTGAATCCACCAGTACCGCCAGTTTTCCACATGTGCCATTCGACGTTGACATAGTCGGCGACATTCATAATTGCCTTCACGTCAACAGTCCAAAAAATGCTGCCACTGCCGGAGCCCGTAGACGTTGCGGTATTGATCGTGACCCCGCCCCCCGATATCCGCAAATACGTGGACCAGTTAGGCGTCCCACCGATCGCGGCCCACGCCGCCGACATCTGAACCTTCGTCCCGATCAGATTCCCCTCACCGCTGAACACGATGACGTCCGTCCCGATCGTGATACCCGACGGATCGATGACCTCCCGCTGATATAGAACGATCGGCGCATCAGGGAATGATCGGCCGCCGTTGAACCCCTCAACCAGGAAGTTCTTGCCGTCTGCATCATGCATGTAAATCCGCTGACGCAGCGGCGTGCCAGCGGTCGGCCACGGGTCATACAGCGAAAACGCAGCATTGTGCAACGGGTCATCTCGCACAATGTTGATCCCGCGCTGAGCCTTCATATTGCCGTACTGGTCGAACTGATTGCGGTCGGCCGGCAAGAATTCGCCGATCCACGCCAAATCCCCGCCGTAGTTGCCGGTCCATTTGGTCAACCCGCTGCTGATTCGGGCGTCCTTCAACGGGTTGGACCGCATCTGCTGATCGGCGATGCGCTTCGTTTCGGCGACCGCGTCCACCAACGTGGCTTCGCGCGGGGTGTATCGGCTTGACGTGTCGGACGGATCGATGTCAACCAATGTCGCCTCCTGTTCCGCCGCCGGCCAACATCAGCTCGATGGTCTCGCTGTGGGTTCCCTCGGGCGGGGTGACGGTCCACCCCATGATCCGCGTCAGGTACGTAGTGTCCCGGGTACCGTCCGGGTTGTCCGGGTTGGACCATCCGTCGGTGGTGAACAACGCGTCGTCGCAGATGTTGTACGTACCGAAGTATGGCGGCATGTCGCCTCGTACCGTCACCGACTTCAGGAACTTCTCGTTGGCGTACGTCTGGATCAATGCGGCGTTCGTGTACGACTGCAACGTGGCGGCCACGGTTACGTCCGGGTTCGAGTAGCGCCCCTCCGTAATCATGAACCCGTACCGCCAGTCCGACACGTTCGTTGTCAACGCCCGCAGCGTGCTGCTGTCGTAGCCCGCGCCCGCCCCCCACATCACGTTGCGCACCCCCGACCCGTTGTACACGGTGTCTGCGCTGACGACGTTGCCTCGCCCGTCCACGTAGTAGCTGAAGCGTGGGATGTCGTCCACGCCGTACACGCGCCCCAGCCGGGGGTAGCCCATGACGTACTGGACCCGGTATTTCGACGCGTTGTACGCGTTCGTGCCCGACAACACGCGCGTCGTCGTGTACCAGTCGTACCCGTCCGACACCTTTGAGCGGTCCTGGTGTGCCTCCAACAGGTTCGTCTGCTGGTCACGCAGGTACGTCAGGTCGTGGGTCTGGCCGGTGGTGGCGACCGGCGGATCCACCGTCACCCACCCGGGGAACAGGTCGAACGAATCCACCCGGTCTCCGATCTGGGGCAGTGACGCAAACAGCGGGCTGACCACCACGGCCGAGATGCCGCCGCCGTTCACCAGGTCCGTGATCAGGAAGATGTCCGTGGTGCCGGCGGCGTTGGTGCGGTGCAACCCGGTGGTGTGGTCCGTCACGTACACGTAGTCGCCGATCGCAAACTGGCCCAAGTCGGTCGTGTTGATGATCACCCGGTCCAGAGATGCCGACGCCACGGCCGCCAACGCGGTTCCCTTCGCTACCTTCGGGCCGAGCTGGCTGAAACGCTCCGGTGTCAACAGGGCTTGCACGATGGCGGTGCGGTCCTGTTGCGCGAACACCAGATCCCCCCCGGCCATCGGCCCGGTGATCAACCGCTGTGCCCAGTTGTACTCGATGGTGCGGGCCGTGATGTCCATGCGGCCAGTGGCGTCGTCGATAGGGGCTTCCCACACGACACCATGCCACTCGATGGTGTGAACCGGGTCGGCGTCCGGCAACGTCGCCGTGCGCACCACCACGAGCCCCGTCTTGCGCGGCAACACCAACTCCCACGGCTTCATGCCGCGCACGTCCGCATCGCTCACCTGAAGGGACGCACGCAGCTCGCCGGTGCCCTTGGCGACCCGGCTGAACTTCACCCCGGACAGCG